CAGATCGTTGTTTTCGCCCGCTGAGCTGGGCCTATGCCGGAATCTCTCCCACAGAAACCACCGAAGAGCCCTTTTTTGTTGCCCTGAACTGGAGGTGAAGAGCATGGGCGGATGGCGAAGGGTTCCGCGAGACCGAACGCTCGTGCAGTGGATACGCGAGCTCGAAGCGCGCGGGAAGCTGTGGGAGTTCTACCAGACGCTCGAATGGCGCAGGCTCAGAGCGGAGGTCATCGCCGAGTTCCACAACCAATGCGCCGACTGCCTCGCGAAGTCGCCCGCCGTGCTGACGCGCCCGACAACCGTGCATCACGTGCTGGAGGTCAAGGGCAGGCCCGACCTCGCGCTCTCGAAGTACTACAGGGACGTCGACGGCAGCTTGAGGCGGCAGCTCGTGCCTCTGTGCGACGAGTGCCACAACGCGCGCCACGGCAGGTTCCACGGCGCGAAGCCGAAGCCTCAGCTCAACGACGAGCGATGGTGACGCCCCCCGCCCCCCATGGCCCCTTTTTTCGGAGGGGCGCCGCAACGGGGGGAGGCACCAGACTTCGGAATTGTTTTTCCTTTTTTGGTTCGAGAATCCCCGAACGAATACTCAGATTGGAGGTCGATGTGCCATCGCTGGAAGAAAGAGAGTTCCCGTAGACGTGCTAGAGAAGCGGGGCAAAACGCACCTTACGAAAGCCGAGAAAGAGCGCAGAAAAGCCGAAGAGCTCGCGATTCCTGGCGATTTGGGCGAAATATCGGCTCCGAAGTACATAAAGCAGTTCGAGAACCTGGAGAAGCGGTTCTACGAGATCGCGGACATGCTCCAGCGCGTCATGCCGGACAACTTCTGCCAGCTCGACGCACCGATGCTCGCTCAGTACGTCATGTTCGAAGCCGAATACGAGACGTTCACCGAGAGCGTGTTCGAGGAAGCCGACCCGAAGGCGAAGAAGGATTACCAGAAGATGCAAATCGACGCGTTCAACAGCGCGCGAGCCGCAGCATCGGCGCTCGGCATGTTCGTCACCGACAGATGCAAGATCTCGGTGACGCCGACGGGCGATGGCGAAGATGACGACTCGGACATCCTCTAAGCCGAGGGCGAGGAAGCGCAAGCGCATCACCTGCCCGCAGATCAACGATTACCTGCGGCTCGTGGAGACGGGGAAGGTGAGGAGCTGCGAGCGCCAGAAGAAGTTCTGCGCGTACGTTCGGCGCGTGTTCGCCGAGGAAGCCCTCGTCATCGATGCGGAAGCCATCGAGAACTACTCGAAGATGCTCAAGTTCTTCCCGTTCGACATGCTGTTCCCGTGGGAATGGTGCATATTCACGCTCTTCATGTGCGTGTTCAGGGCGGACGGCACGCCCAGATGGAGCGACCTCGTGGCGTTCCTGGGGCGCGGCGGCGGCAAGAACGGCTTGATCGCGTTCGTCAGCTTCTGCGCCATGACGAGGACGCACGGCGTCCAGAACTACGACATCGACATCTGCGCGAACTCGGAAGACCAGGCGCGCCGCTCGTTCGACGACGTATGGGCGATCCTGGAAGCGAAGGCGACGAAGTTCAAGAAGACGCACCGCTGGAGCAAGACGTACATCACCTGCAAGTCGACGAACTCGACGATGAAGTACCGAACGGACAACCCGAAATCCAAAGACGGCATGCGAAGCGGCCTCATCATCTTCGACGAGGTGCACGCGTACCAGAACTGGAAGAACATCACCGTCTTCACGACGGGCCAGGGCAAGTGCGCCAACCCGCGCCGCGCGTTCATCTCATCGAACGGCGACGTGCGCGACGGCGTGTTCGACACCATCCTCGCGAAGTGCGACCGCATCCTGGACGGCGAGATAGACGACAACGGCTACCTTCCGTTCTGCTGCATGCTCGACTCGGAGGACGAGGTGCACGACGAGCGCAACTGGGAGAAGGCGAACCCCTCCCTTCCCTACCTGCCAATCCTCATGGCGCAGATACGAAAGGAGTACCGCGATTGGATCGACAACCCCGTGGAGAACGCCGACTTCATGACGAAGCGAATGGGCATACCCCAGGGCGACCGCGAGCACGAGGTCACGTCGTGGGACAACCTGCTCGCGGCGAGCGTCGAATTCGACCGCGCCGCGCTTCGCGGGAAGCCGTGCGTCGTCGGCATCGACTTCGCGCGAACCACCGACTTCGTGTCGGCGGTGCTGCTGTTCCGGCTGGAGGGCGACGAATGGCGCGTCGTGCACCACTCGTGGTTCTGCACTCACTCTCTCGACAAGTCGCGCATCCGCGCGCCGATCGAGGAATGGGCGCGCATGGGAATCATCACCATCGTCGACGACGTGGAGATAGACCCCGCCCTCGTGACCGACTGGATTCAGCGGATGCAGCGGCTCTACGACGTGCGCAAGGTCGCCATCGACGACTTCAGGTTCTCGTTCCTCAAGTCTCACCTGGAGCGCATCGGGTTCGTCGCGAGCGAGGGCGACGTCCAGAAGGTGCGCCCGAGCGACCACATGAAGATACACCACCTGGTGAACTCGGCGTTCATCAACCACCGCATCCAATGGGGCGAAGACCCCGCCATGCGGTGGTTCGCGAACAACGCGAAGCTCGTCCCGTGGCAGAACGGCAACTTCAAATACGACAAGATCGAGCCGAAGTCGCGCAAGACCGACGGCTTCATGGCGCTCGCGGCGGCGTTCTGCGTACAGGACGCCATCCCGGAGGAGACGGAGGTCACGTTCATGGCACCGCTCGTCTTCTAGCAACCAGACAATCGAACAAAGGAGGTGACGGCGAATGGGCTTGCTCGAATACCTCGGGCTGAAGGTCAAGACGCCCGACATCGAGCCTGCCGCCGGCACGGTGACGGCAGAGGCGGCCGCAGCCGCGTACTTCAAGACGTCGGCGCTCGCGACGGCGATAACGTACAAGGCGAACGCGCTCTCGATGTGCGCCATCAGGGTCATCGAGGGCGGCGAAGAGGTGAAAAACGAGCTTTGGTACAAGCTCAACTACAGCCCGAACCCGAACCAGAACTCCTCGCAGTTCATGAACTACTTCATGGAGCAGCTCTGCCGCAACGGCCAGGCCCTCATCGTGCCGATCAGGCGCAGCTTCTACGTCGCCGACAACTTCGGCGTCGTGGAGAACCAGCTGTCCGACAACGTGTTCGACAACGTGGTGGTCGAGGGAAAGCAGTACAACCGCTCCTTCAAGGCCTCGAAGTGCATGTTCTTCAAGCTCAACGACAGGAACGTATCCGCATTCGTCAACGAGACGCTGGAGCAGTACTCGCAGATGATGGCGCTCGCCATGAAGTCCTACAAGGACACCTGCGGGCAGAAGTACAAGGTCGTGCTCGACCGCGCGCCATCGGGCGACGTCGACGAGGAGAAGAAGTACCAGGATTTCCTCGCGGGCAACCTGAAGACGTTCATCGAGAACGCGAACGCAGTCTACATGGAGACGCGCGGGCAGAGGCTGGAGCCCGTCAAGACGGAAGGCGGCGCCGAGCCCGCCGACATCACCGCGCTCCGCAAGGAGATTTACGACGCGGCGGCGGTGGCGTTCAAGATCCCCCGCCCCATCATGTACGGCGACATGACGAACATGGGCGACCTCGTGAACGTCATGCTCACCTTCGCGGTCGACCCCGAGGCGCAGATGTTCGGCGAGGAGGCGACCCGCAAGAACTACACCCAAGAGGAGATATGCAACGGAGGCTGCAAGATAAAGGTCGACACCACGACCATCAAGCACGTCGACATCTTCGACGTCGCGCCTTCCGTCATGAACCTCATCTCGAGCGGCGTCCGCACCATCGACGACGTGAACGAAGCACTCGGGTTCGAGCGCGAGAACAGCGAAACCACCTCGGCCAGGTTGATGACGAAGAACCTCGGCGCGATCGAAGACGTCCTACGGGAAGCGAAGCAAGGAGGTGAAAGCAAATGACGATGAAGAAGTACTTCCAGCTGGTGACCGAAGGCGACACCGCCGACCTCGACATCTACGGCGACATCGCGTCGTGGTCGTGGAGCGGCGGCAACATCAGCGCGGCGAACCTCTCTAGGCAGCTAGAGGAGCTGGGCGACGTGTCGCAGATCAACGTGCACATCAACAGCTACGGCGGCGAGGTCGCCGAAGGCCTCGCCATCTACAACGCGCTGCGCCGCCACAAGGCGAAGGTCGTCACCACGTGCGACGGATTCGCATGCTCCATCGCGTCGGTCATTTTCATGGCGGGCGACGAGCGACTCATGTCCAAGGCGTCGCTGCTGATGATCCACAACGCGTGGACGAGCGCATACGGCGTGAACGCCAACGACCTGCGCAAGCTCGCAGAGGACATGGACGCCATCACCGCAAGGAGCAAGGCGGCGTACCTCGACCGCGTGAGCATCGGCGAAGACGAGCTGTCCGCGCTCATGGATGCGGAGAGCTGGATCTCGCCCGACGAAGCCGTGGAGATGGGGTTCGCGACGGACATCGAGGAATTCGACGGCGGCGGCAACCCGTCGCAGAGCGCGTTCGGCTCGCTCATGGAGCTCGTGGAGAGCGCGCTCGAAGCCAAGCAGAAGCCGCCCGCGTCGGGCGACGGGGAGCCTGAAGACCCCGACGACCCCGACGACCCCGACGACGATGACGACCCAGATGAAGACCCCGACCCAGATGAAGACCCCGACGACGGGGAACCGAAAGAGGGCATCGCCGGAATGCCGGCGTTCCTGAAGGCAATCGCCAACTAAAACACAAAGGAGAATCGAATATGAGTCTTTTGACCGCCAACAAGGCGGCGGCCCAGCTCGCCGCCGCCTTCAAGACCCAAGACGACGCCGAGATGGAGAAGGCGTGGGAGGCGTTCGGCGACGAGGTCTGCGAGAAGATCCGCGCCGACTTCGCCGACTACGAGAGCGCGAAGAACGACAGCGTGCTCGCTCAGCGCGGCTACCGCGTGCTCACCTCCAACGAGAAGGCGTGGTACGCCAACGTCGCCAACGCGCTCAAGTCGGTCGACCCCAAGCAGGCGTTCATCGACATCCTCACCTCCGACGACAAGAACGACATCATGCCGGAGACCATCATCGAGGACGTTCTGAAGTACCTGCAGGAGACGCGCCCGCTGCTCGCGAAGGTCAAGTTCCAGAACGCAGGCTTCTCGACGAAGTGGATCATCAACGACAACTCGGTCCAGCGCGGCGGGTGGGGCAAGATCGACGCCTCCATCACCGACGAGATCGAGGGCTCGCTCAAGGTGCTCGTAATCGAGCAGTCCAAGTACAGCGCGTTCTGCATCATCCCGCTCGACATCCTCGACATGGGCCCGCAGTTCCTCGACGCGTTCATCCGCGCGACGCTCGCCGAGGCGCTCGGGCTCGGGCTCGAAGAGGCCATCGTCAACGGCTCCGGCGTCAACATGCCGTGCGGCATGATGAGGAACCCCAACGGGTCGTTCGACCAGTCCACGGGCTACCCCGCGAAGACCCCCGTCAAGGTGACGTCCTTCGCGCCCGCCGAGTACGGAGCCCTCGTCGCGAAGGTCGCCAAGACCGAGAAGGGCAAGCAGCGCACCTTCGGCAGCGTCGGCATGCTCTGCAACATGAGCGACTACCTGACCAAGATCATGCCCGCGACGACCATGCTCACGGCGAACGGCGGCTACGCGAGCAACCTGTTCCCGTTCCCGACGGAGGTGATCCAGTGCAACGCCGTGCCCGAGGGCAAGGCCGTTCTCGGCATCCTGGACGACTACACGCTCGCGGTCGGCGGCAAGCGCAACGGCAACATCGAGTTCGACGACTCCGTGAAGTTCCTCGACGACGCCCGCACGTTCAAGCTCGTGCAGCACGCGGCCGGACGCGCGTACGACGACACCTCGTTCATCGTGCTCGACATCAGCGACCTCGACCCCGCCTACATCACGGTCAAGAACACCGCGACCGTCGCGGGCGACGTCTCCGTCAACTCGAAGACGGTGACCGCGTAGGAGGTGCGCTGAATGGATGATTCCAAGCTCGAAACCGTCATGGAGCGCGTGAAGCGCAAGCTCAACGTCACCTTCTTCGACAAGCAGACCGAAGACCGAATCGGCAAGGACATCATCCCGCTCTGCATAGCGAACCTCGCCGACGACATCGGCATCACCGACGAGGATTTCGACTGGTCGGGAACCTCGCGGGAATGCTTCCTGCTCGTCGAATACGCCTTCTACGAGTGGAACCACGCTTCCGAGCAGTTCCACGAGGACTACGCGGAGGACATCGCGAAGATCCGCGCGAGATGGGAGGGGAAGTCCGTTGAAGCCTAAGTTCAAGCGTTACAACAACGGCTCCCTCTCCCTAGCGAGGGACAAGGGCCCGACGGGCACCTTCTCTCAGAAGCTCAACCCGAAGAGCCTGGAAGACCTCGACGTGTACCAGCAGGCCATGCACTTCGAGCGCCTTTCCATCCGCCAAGAAGACGTCGAGTTCGCCGAGCAGCAGGGCATCTCGCTCTCGATGAAGGTGCGAATCAGGCTCGTATCGGGCGTGAAGGTCGGCGACAGGGCGATCATCGACGGCTACCTCTACAACGTGAGCCATATCGACCCCGACGACACCGACCTCTACCTCTACCTGGAAGGGGTGAGGCAGCTTGATACTCGATGAAATAGAAGCGGCGCTGAAGACGCTCGGCATGCCCGTCTTCTACGGCATGCAGGGCATCGGCGAGGCAGAGGAATGGAACTACATCGTGTTCTCGCGGCCTAAGGTCAGCAGGTCGCAATCGAAGCACTCGAAAACGAAGTACTTCACCGTCGCCGTCGTCTGCGAGGGGTTCGTCCCCGACGACTTCGACGACGAGGTGGAAGCCGCGATGCGCGAGGTCGCCGGCGTTAGGCTCGCGAGCGACGACATCGAGTTCGACTACGTGAGGAAGCCGAACACGGGCGTCGTCGTGGAGCTCATGGCCATGCGCTTCTACGCGGCCGGCAAGCGATGAGCGACTGGAGAATCGACTACGCGGACGCGGACAGGCTGACCGCCGCCATCCGGCAGTTCCAGGGGAACGCCGAGAAGTCGATAAACGACGTCCTCCACGGCGAGGGCGGCAAGCTCATAGGCAGGCGCATCGACGCGCTCGTCCCCGTATCGGGGCGCAAGTTCAAGGGGCATTCCAGCGGGGCGAAGGGCTCCTCTTGGCAGAGCTACGACACCGACGAGAACCTTGCCGTAACCGTCGCCGCGCGCGGGAAGTGGCGCTACCTATACTTCCCCGACGACGGCACAAACACCCGCAAGCACGCGGGAAACAAGCAGTTCTTCCCTCGCGGCGCGGAATCCGCCGCGCCCGAGGTCATCGACCTGTGCATCGAATCAATCATGAAAAACTGGGAGGAGTGATTCCCTTATGGAGGCAGGATACGTGTTCTCCGAGTTCGAGATCGACCAGCTCGGTTTCAAATTCAAGGGCGAGGACAGTTACAAGACCATGGAGTGCATCGGCTCCGTTGAAGAGGAGATGGAGACGAAGACCACCACGAAGAAGTGCCGCGGCGTCGTCACCAAGACCCGCGTCAAGGGAACCGGCAACGGAACCCTGAAGATCTCCGGTCACATCCCGTGGGACATCTACGCGACAGCGTACGGCATGAAGCTCGACAGCCTCATCGACGGCGTGTTCGGCTACGGCTACAACTCGACCCACCCGACGTTCTCTCTCACCGAGCACGTCGTGAACGAAGACGACGAGGAGAAGCTGAAGGCGTACCCGAACTGCGTCATGAGCTCAGGCGTCGCACGCAAGGTCGAGAACGGCGGCGAGGAGGTCGCCGAGATCGAGCTCGAGGTAAGCGTCATGCCGGACGAATACGGCAACGGCCTTTACGAGGCGCTCAAATCCGAGCTCAAGACGGGCACGACCGCAAACGATTGGATGACGAAGTTCGCGCCGTCCATGGTGCAGACGCCCGGAGCGTAAAGGAGGAACGAATATGGCAACCAAGAAAACAGCCAAAGCGGCCGAGGAGAAGGCTCCGGAGGCCGTTGGGCAAACCGAGGAGAAGGCTCCCGAAAGCGTGAACGCCGTCGTCGTGGAGAAGTTCCGGGACAAGAACACGGGCAGCATCTGCTGCGCCGGCTTGGGGCTCCGCCTGACGCGGGAGCGTTTCGACGAGATCAACGGCGTAGGCCGTTTCCTGGAGGAGATCGTCTAGCGAGAACGAATAACGGGCGCGGGAAACCGCGCCTTTTTTATTAATGACTTCAGTCTGGCGCGCGCGTAGCCGCGCCAAGTAAACCGCCCGCTATGCGGGCGGACGACAACCTGCTT